TTTATAATTAAAGAGTATAAATGATCTATTTGATTAAGGGACAGAATAACAATTTGGTGTTGAATATTAACAATAATAGTAGAACTACTTTTACTGGTTATACGTTAAACTTTACCCACGTAATGAGTAAAGAGGTTAAGAATTATACAATTAATATTAGTGATCCTGCGGTGTATTTCCAAAACATTCGTTATTGTGAAATACTATTACCATTAGCAACAAATGATTTGAATTACTTAGGAGAATATATATTAAACATATATGGTAATCCTGATAACGAATTGGTTTATAGTGGTATTACAATATTGGAAGGAACTGAGGTTGGTGTAGGATTTACAGAATATATCTCACCAAATGAGACTAACGAGAATTATATTTATATACAAGATTAATTATGAGTGAAATACAAAAATACAAATTAAGTAGAACGAATTTTGACCGTGCAACAGTCCCCGTTTTTTCGGAAGTTTTGCAAAGATACCCATGGGTTTATTATGGGGATCAGAATCTATTACCTCAATACTTTATTGAGCTATATGACAATTGTGCAATACATAAGGCGGTAGTAACCTCAAAGGTAAATCAGATTATGGGTGATGGTGTTGTATCATTAAACAACCCAATGGCTACTGTAAATCTTATTAATCCATCTGAGAATGTATCTGATGTAATGAGAAAATGTGCATTGGACTTTATGTTATTTGGTGGTTTTAGTTTACAGATTGTTAAAGCAAGAGATGGTTCAATTGCTGAGATATATCATTTGGATTTTAGTAGAGTTAGAAGTGGTAAATTAAATGATGATGATAAGATAGATACATACTATTATTCAGCACATTGGAAAGATACAAGAAAGTATCCACCTGAAGAATATCCTGCGTTCAATATGGATGATAATTCTCCTAATCAAATTTATTATTACAAAACATATGTTCCATCAATGAGTTACTATCCTGTACCTGATTGGTCAGCGGGACAACGTGCAATTGAAATTGATATTGAGACTAAGAACTTCCATATGAATAATTTACGTTCAGGTATGGTTCCAAGTTTGTTTATCAATATGAACGGAGGAATACCAGGTGAGGAAGAACAAAGAATATTAACTCGTGCATTGGAAGAACAATACGCAGGAACAGATAACGCAGGTCAAGCAATTATATCCTTCAACGAAAGTAAAGATACCGCACCTGAGATTATTCAGATCCCTCGTAATGATAATGATAGTTACTATCAAACAATGAATGATGATATAACACGTTCAATATTATCCTCACATAGAGTAAGTAGTGCTGAATTATTTGGTATTGCTACTGCGGGTAAATTGGGTGGTTCAAATGAGATTACAGAACATTCTGAATATTTCCGTAAGATGGTTATTCAACCATTCCAAAATTGTATGTTACCTATATTTAATAAATTGGTATCAATCAAATTTGAGAAACCAACTACATTTGAAATTAAACCATTAAGTCTATTCTTAACAGGTGATGTTAAAGAAAATCCTGTGGTAGATGATGCACCTGTAACACCAGTATTAGTTCCTGACGAACAAGAGATGACGGTGAATGAAAACATTAAGAAATTATCAGGTAGAGAATATCAAGGTCTATTAAGAATTGTAAGAGAATATAATAAAGAAAAAATAACAAGAGGACAAGCAGCACAAATGTTAATGTCAGGATTCGGATTAACTGAAGAACAATGTGGTGCATGGTTAGGAGAAGAAGAATTAAACATTAATTAAACATGGGTGTATTATTAATATCAGAAACCAAATTAAAGAATTTTACCAATATCAATAAGAATGTTGATATGGATGTTCTTAAAGCGGAAATACAAATTGCACAAGATATTGACCTTCAAACAATATTGGGAACTTTATTTTATAATCATTTATTATCACAAGTTAGTTCAACAGGTAATACATTTAACGCTGAGGAGACAACATTGGTAAATGAATATATTCAACCGTATTTGATTCAGACCGCGTACTTCAACGCAATACCTCATATAATGTATCGTACAATGAACAATGGTATTATGTCAGGTACAATGGAGAACGCACAATCTGTGGATATTGCAACGATGCAATACCTTAGAAATATACAAAAGTCTCGTGCTGATTTTTATATGACACGTCTTCAAGATTATCTATTGATCGGTTATGGTTCAAATGTATTCCCACAATATCTAACACAGTCATCAAGAGATGGCATGGTTCCCGACAGATCCCAAAAATATATGAGTGGTATATCATTAAAGAATACAACACGTAAAGGTTATTCAATGAAAAATATTGGAAAACAATTTAGTGTGTACAGTGAATTAGAAAACGAAAATCCTCCATGTCAGGATTGTTATTAATTAAATTAGAATATGAATATGGATTATTATTTACCACGACCAACGGAAGACGAACTTAACTTAGGACATAAATCAGAATACTTTACAAGGATACTTGATATGGATTTTGATAAAAAGTATAAGATAACCCAACAGGAATTAACCTCTTGGATTCATCATAACTATCAGTCAATATTCTTATTGGATCAAGAACTGAATTTAACACAACTAAAAAAATTAAAATAATATGAAATTAGAAGATATTATAAAACTGAAATTAAATAACTACGAGGTTGAGTCACCTAAGGAAGTAATAGAAGAAATGAAAGATTATCCTTGGGAAGAATGTATTGCTGACCAAACTGCAAGATATGGTGATGAGGAGACCGCAAAAAAAGTTTGTGGTGCAATTAAGGCTGCAATGAAAAAATCATTTGCTGAAGGTGATAGTTTGGAAGGAAGTTGTTGGGAAGGATATGAACCAATTGGTTTAAAAGAAAAAGATGGTCGTATGGTTCCAAATTGCGTTAAAATTAAGGATTAATATATTTCCATTTATAACCCATATAACTTGGTTTTTTATTTTTACAACACTGAGAAATTGTTGATGTATTTTTAGGTTTATCAATATCTCTTGCTGCATCAGATATTGAATTATATATACAAATTAATTCATCTGTTTCTTTATTGTATTTACCAACAGATTTAATTCTACTTGCGTTTCCTTTTTTATACCACTCATTAAAATAACCATTTTCTTTCATTGTCTCTCTACCTTTTTGACCATCACTTTTTTTCCATTTCCTCCTATTATTAACTGATGTTTTATAAACACAATTATCCACTTTAAGACCATATTCTTTCTGTAATGATCTTTCCCTTTCGGACGCAACTTGAATGTCTGTATGGGTCTCTAAAATGATAAATTCGGTATATCCTTGTTGTTTAACTCTACGTATAGGATTTTTACTACACCCTATTTTAATTCCTTCAATGTAATATATGTAATACATATTATTTTATTTTAAAAACCCCCTCTAAGAATAGAAGGGGTTTTTTTATATTGGGAGTTAGTTATCCTAATTTTATTGATGGTTTAACTTCTTTTTCTAAAATTTTTAAATCAATACCATATTTTTTTTCATTACGTTTTAATATTCGTAACATTTGAAAATTAATACCTTTTTTATCTTTTTCATTAAATTTATCTATTTCAAACGCTGAATATATAATATGTATATAATCATCATAAGTTAAATTTTTAATTTGTTCATTTGTAATTGTTCGCATAATTTTTGTTTTATAGTGTAAAGATAATAAATCGTATTAAAATTACCAAATAAAAGTTATCCACAAATTGAAACACCCCGTAGAGAACGGGGTGAGTTTTGAAAAACTAATCACAGTTTCCTATTTATATTAAAAATAGACGTAGTAAAAGAAGGGATGGGTTTATGAGAAACTTAACCTTTACATAGATGGCAATCTATAATAAATAAATCCCCACCCCTTCTATATAAATATAAGAAATTGTTTTTACAATTCCAAATTATTATTCAATTTCTTTACTCCATATTAAAAAATTATTTTGTCTTGGGAATATAAAAACATCACAATAATTAACATCTTTATATTCATCATAATACAGTTCAATATTATTATCATATTCAACGGTTTTTTTACCTACCTCAGCGTTTCTAAATCCACCAACCTCAATTAGAACCTCACCCAACTCATCAATGTTAAGTGTTTTAAGATAGTCAATTACTTTTTCTTTTTCCATTTTATTTATTTAATTTGTTAATAATAAATTTGTATCCAATCTAATTGGGGGTATTCTAATTGTTCAACCAATTCAACCCAAACCTTAATCAATTCTTTTTTATTCATAGGAAATAATGATTTAATATAATCACAATCATAATCTTCACCTGTCTCGTTTTTAAGCCACTCAATTTGTTGTATAATCATTTTACGATTATCCCTTTCTAATTTATATAATTTCATATTATTTAGTTTCTTTTATTGTTTTATATAATTTTCTAAATCCACTATAATATCCTTTAAAATATGAATCTTTAATATCATATTCTTTTTTAGTAATACTACCAATTTGATAATTGAGTCGTAATTCCATCCATTCATTGTACAATAATTTATCTTCTATTTGCCACAATTCATCAAGTTTTTGGTTATTCATATTCTAATTTAATTAATAGTTTATCAAATTTAACAGAAAAAGATTTAAGATGTTTTATTAATTCTTTTTCCATTATTGTTTTATCAGTAAGTTTTCCATTCATTTTAATAAAAAATAATATAGCCACTTTAAGTGTAAATATTTCTTCTTTTGTTAATTCTAAATTCATCTTATTTGTTTTTACGTTTAATAATCCATGTATCTAAATCCTTTAATCTTTTCTTTAACACATCGTTCTGTTTGTGTAAACAACATTGTACAAACACTTCAGTTACCCTCCATAGTTCTTCTGATGTTGGGATGATACCATGTCCTGTTAAAAACTCTAACGCTAACTTAGATTGAGATTGTTGTAGAATACTGACCTCTCTTGCATAAAATTGAATCTGTTCCATTTATATTATTTATTTAATTTGTAAAGATATTCGGGTCTACCGTATTTACTTGTTTGTTTTTCCTCTAATCTGATCAATTTACCTTCTTTAGTTAGATCGGTTAAACATCTACCTACTGATGTTGGAAGGATAAAGGTAGGATATAATTCAGTTAAATCCCATTTACTAAATTTAATTTGTTGAGATTCATAGGTTTCAAACATTTTGATTACTACGTCCTCTTGTTTCTTTGCTTCCTTTTGGAATTGTTTAAGAGATGGGTCTCTTTCAATTGTTGTGTTGTGATACGGCATATAATTTTGTTTATACATAAATATACGAACTTTCCCCGAAATTACAAAATCTATTGAAAATTAGTTTTCCACATATATATTAGGTATGTTTATAAAAATATATTGACCTTTTTGATATTTCAAAATATTTATTGTAAATTAGTATTATGAAAAAATCTATTCTTATCTATTCCGATTGGGAGGAAGATATAAAATTAATGACTCCAGCTGAAGCACAGAACTTTATGTTGAACATATTCCGTAACGCAAGAGGAGAAGAACCATATCTACCTACCCGAGCAGAACAGATGCATTGGTTACAGATCAAAAGGATACTTGAAATAAACAAAGAGAAATATGAAAAACGAGCACAACGAAGTAGAGAAAATGGAGCACTTGGTGGAAGACCAAATAACCCAACAGGTTATTAAAAAACCCAATGGGTTATTCTGTAACCCAAAAAACCTGGTAAGTCCTAACTCTAAACTCTTAAATGTAAAATCTAAACTCATAACTCCTAAATCTCAACTCATAACTCCTAAATCACAACTCTAAACAATTTTATGAAAAAAGATTATAGATTTAAACATCAACAACATACTACTAAGTTTATTAATGAATTAAACTCAGTTACTGGTACTAAACCATTTACTCCATTTAGAATATCAGATGAAGTATGGATAGTTGGAAAACATAAAGGAAAAAAAATTAGTGAGACTCCATCATCTTATATTGAATGGTCAATAAAGAATATGAACTTAACTGAAACAGCACTATCAATTTTGAAGAATAAATAATATATTTATATATATGAATAAAGGATGGAATTGGAGAGAAAAAGAATTATCAATGAAAGAATTTTATTCCTTGCCACAAACAAGTAGAAATGAATACATATCTTTAATTGAGAAACTATCCTCAACAGAACGAAGTTCCGGTGATAATATAATACTCAACCAGTATGGAAAGAATATTAGTACAGTAAAAAAATTCTTATCTCTTGAAGATCCCGATTAGTTTATTTATAATAATATAGAAAGTTCTAAAACAATTTTCGCTCACTGACTCAGCACCAACGGTTATTCCCATAATAAAAGGTGCTGGGTCTTTTTGTTTAAATCAATGTATTTATAGTAATGTCAATGATACCGGATGGATATAAAGAATGTCATACCTGTAATGAAATAAAACCAATAATAGAATTTTATAATAGTGCTTATAAGAATCCACTTAGGAATTGTAAGGTATGTTATAAAAAATATCACAGGGATAAGGTTGCACAACATATGGAAGATAAGGGAGGTAGTGATGCGTATTGTGCTGACCCTGATAGATATACCAGTACAATTCAAAAGGAACAAACCTTTATGGTAATGAATGTATGTGGTTGGACATATACGGATGGTGTATGGTGGAAGAAAGGAATCAAGACAGTAGATAAGGTATGGGAATGTTTTAAGGAGACACCAAAGGTAATAAGAAAGAAACAATCCAACGCAGGAAGGAAGATAAAGAAAGGTGTATGGAATTGTAAGGATGATATAATAAAAAGAATTGAAGCAGGGGAAAGGTATTCTGATGTTGCTGATATTTATGAATGTAGTCATACCACACTAAGAACGATAATAAGTAATTATAGGAATGAAAAGAGAGCAAGCTGAAATTGGTTTTATAGATATACCAAAAGATTATTGTGAATTTACAACGAGAGAAAAACATGCACTGTGTAATAAAGTAATAGATATGTTATTAACCACAATAGACAAGGAGTTAGATCCAGTCATAAACCGTATTACTTTCTTGGATGAGATATTAGAGAGTAGTATAATATCCAACGAACATTTGGAACAATATGAAATTTGTCAATGTTTAAAGGATATTAGAACCATACTGAATGAAGATTGAGATAGAACAATACATTGCTAAGAACTACTACGAACTATTAAACATCTGTAATAAGATAACCAAACATGATTCATTTGCAGGGGATCTACTCAACGATGTATTACTTCAACTATACGATAAGAAAGAAATAAATCTAAACAAACTTGACGATAACAGTATAAAGTATTATATTGTTAAATGTCTAACAATTAATTGGTATTCCAAAACAAGTCCATTTTATAGAAAGGTAAGAAGGGAAAGTACATTGTATAATGAATTGTTTGAGGTAAGTAATCTAATTGATACTGATGATGTTTTTAAACAACATCACATATTAGAAATAATTGAAACAGAATTTACTGAGATGAATTGGTTTCATAAGATAATATTTGAGAAGTATATGGTATTAGGTAGTTTAAAAAAAGTATCAACGGATACCAAAATACCTTTAACATCTATTGCAAGATATGTAAGAGAAACAAAACAAGTAATAAAACATAATACATTTAAAAAAATGAATAAGTAATGTGTAACTGT